GGCATATTGCGCATAAGGCGCTTCTGAAAAATCCGCATTACCTACTTATAACGGAAACGATGAAGCGGTACTATGAGGACGGCGGATCTATCTGCGGGGATGCATGGATGCGCTATCTAGAGGATATCGTCGGGTATATCACGGTTGGTCCTGGACGGATCCTTCACGGTCCGGCGTCGATACAGAGCGAGTGGCGTACGGTAACGGACTATGCTTTAGGTAGGTATGGATGTCCGGGGATGACAACTGAGTCCTTTCAGAGTGCCGAGCTTGGATTGCGGGGGCTCGACGACCGGGTAGAGATGCAACACAAATACGTAACCGCAGTATTGGACGTGCTAAATGAGAACCCTTAGATTTTATCAGGCATTAGGTAAACCTTGGTTGTCCCCAACTCGGCTATGGAGCGCCATCCGAAGTGGAGAGGAAATCCGGGCGGTTGCTCACGGTGTTGGTTGGACTAATCATATGATCCATCGAGCGATACACGATGCGATGGCGATTGTCGAGAGATTATTGATTGCGGTAATGTGGAAGGCTTTCGGTGGGATGTGCTTTGTCGGCGGGATCCTTATCTTATTAAACTATCCCCCGCTGGCGACGGTCGTGGGGGCGGATATCCGGGGGACGCTTCAGCTAATGTTGCTTTGCTTGATGGGGATGATTGTTGTTCAGATCATCCGAGTAGCGTACGACCGAGCGGTTACTTGGCGGCGCCGTCACAAGCTCGAGGCTATGGAGGTTCGGGCGGGTCCTTATCTAGCGCCGCCGCCGATGGCGCATCGACCCCCCAAAATCCCGGTGCGTAGACTTACATTAGGCATTTCAATTTTGTTAGTAAGCCTAATGTTGAATAGTTTCGTAATAGCTACACCGACTCGCCCGGCTGTCGTCAATGGAGAAGTTATCGAGGTGTCTAGATGGGTTGTTCCCGGGACGGGATGGGAAGTTCGCCTACGTTATTTAGAGGATACCGCTATCGCTATATTTGCCGCACCGGACATGGACCATATCTGGGTGGTTCGGCTAGACGTTGATGTTGAGCATATCGAACTTTTTGAGGACCCTGGGGATTGGGATGGATTATTGAGCTCCCGGCTTAACTACCTAGTCGACCAATATGCTAATATGTTCTTCGCTCAAGTTCCCGCCGGAACGGGGACTTACGAAACCATCGAAATCGTGGCGGGAAACTTCCAAGATACGGATTTTCAGGCTCATATAAAATCGGCGCTTCGGGGGTACTTCAATTTCGAGTATGAAGGGGTCTTAGCGATCAGGGGGATCACGTTGACCGTTCACTGCTACGGATACAATAGCTATCGGAGGCTGATCGACTAATGAAGGCATTAAAGTGGCTTTTACATACGGGATTGATTTTCTTCGCCCTTCTCATGCTGACTTGGTCCTTTATTTATTTACCTTGGGCGATGTTCAAACCCGATTATCAACCGCAATATCTGACGATGGAGGGAGTCGAACTTTGGGATCCGTACGAAGTCGCATCAGAGGATATTTGCGTCATTCTATATTCCGCACCTTGGTGCGAGCCTTGTAAGCATCAGTTAGCGGCGCTTCGGGTTTTCGTCGCCGACTACGAGGCGGAGTTTGGGGATCCGATTGAGATTATAATTGTCAATACCGATGGCGGCGTCGAAGCGACGCAGGAATATATCGATGAGGACCAAATAGCGGAGGTAGTGTTGATTGGTCCGGGTCCACCTAAATACGGAGGCACGACACCCGTCGTTCAATTCTATATAAGGGACGAAGGGGTCTGGATGCCGGGTATCGAGTGGGACGGACTAAAAACTTTGAACGAAATCTACGCATACCTTCAGGAGGGTACGGCAGATGACTAAGCTAAGAATACGACGCAGGATTAATTGGCGGCGGCGGGCGAAGGTTTACGGGATTGCTATTCCTATCTTCTTAATCCTATCGCTCGCACTAGGATCCATCGCTCAGTTTGGCGGTGAGATGTATCGGAACCACTTCCTGGATGAAGGGTTTATCATAGGGGTAAACTGGGCTTACCCATTAGGATGGCAGGAGGGGGTTGAAGTAGGAGTGGCGGCGGGACGCATTAACGGATTTATGGAGGGTTATAAATCGGGCGTTTTCGCTTGGGATGATCCATATCACGTGGCGGCGCTTGGATTTGAGGCGCAGTTTCCTTGGGCGGATGTTACGCTTTTAGCTGGTAATGATGATGCATTAGCGATAGCTATCCTTTTACCCGACCGAACCCCGCCGGGATATGATGGGGCGGTTTTTAGTGAGGCGATTGTAGCGACGCTCGAGCCATTCTACAGCGGGCAGTCAGTAGTGCGGATTTTCCTTCTTCAATACAATCCATACTACAATCAGATCTTCGTTGTGAAGCTCATCGACTTTGTCGCTGAGACGTTTTTCGAGTATCGATTAGGGGAAGGTACGGAGGGAACGAACCTGATATATTTCCCGGTTGAGTGTCCGGAGTTTCTGCTCGAGTGGCCATCGAACCCTTATCGGGAGCCTGCGTGGGCTGAAGCGGGAGGCGGATCGGGCGAAGTCAATCCTAAGTGAAAAACTTGCGCTGTAAGGTGGTGGGTTCCACTGCTACCTAGAGACATTAACCACGAAGGCTACAGGAGAATAAGATAATGCCAGTTTACAAGAGTTGGAAGTCGGATGATCCGGAACTCAAGCGACTCTACAATGAAACGGATCTTACGAGCGAGGAGATTGGAGCTCGGCTCGGACGGTCAGGCAATGCGGTAAGAAGCCGTATCCGCTTACTACGGAAAAAGGGGGAGCTATCTGAGGAGCGCCCAGGTGTAGGTGATACATCGGCGCTAGATGCAAGCCCGAAAGTGAAAATCGAAGTTAAGGATAATGAACAGTACCTAGAGTACAAAGGTGGGCGGATCAAGACGCTCGAGGATTTACTTGCTTACTGCGAAGTCGACTTGTCCGTCTGGGAGGTCGATCACTACCTTCTCAATAAGTGGGAAGTCGGGGCGAAGTTCGGTGTAAAAGGTAACGAGGAGATCGTCGTCGAGCCTTTGTTTCAGGTAAAGGTTTGGTTGGTCCGTAAGAAGCCGATAGCGGTGGATCCTGTGGTGTCTCCGGTGGAACTTACGGTGACGCCCGCAGTCAAAGCACCGTTAGACGACGTCTACTCACCAGAGCTCGAGAGGGCGCTTATACTTCCGGATATACAATTCGGATTTATGAAGTCCTTGAGGACCGGGAAACTAGTCCCCTTTCACGACCGAGCGGCGTTAGATATAGCTTTACAAATCGCCCAAGATTACGCTTTCGATACGGAGGTTATTCTTGGCGATTTAATGGATCTAGCGGACTGGTCGAACAAGTTTGCCAGGACACCTAACTTTTATTGGACGACCCAACCTGCGGCGATTGAGGCTAAATGGTGGTTAACCCAGTTTCGGATGGCGGATCCGGGGGCGAGGATGTCCTTGCTCGAGGGTAATCATGAACAGCGGATGCCTAAGCAGCTACTTGAGCATCTTAAGGAGGCGTATGGGCTTCGGTCCGTCGATGCACTCGATCTACCGCCGTTAATGACGATCCCTAGGATTTTAGCGCTTCATGAGCTAGATATCGAGTGGATCGAGGACTTTCCTAATGGGCAGGTCTGGATTAACGATTGGATAGTTTGCGAGCATGGTCCATTGGTTCGGACGAAGTCCGGGGCGACAGTGTCAGCGTTGATACAAGAAATCCAAGAGACGCATATCATTGGTCATAACCATCGAGTCGAAAGTGCGTCGAAAACATTACACACTCGTAAGGGTCAGCGTACGGTAGAGGCTTGGTCGATGGGCTGTCTCTGTCGGGTCGACGGGGTTGTACCCGGCAAGAAGGCTCGCCAGAACTGGCAACAAGCTATCGGCATCGTTGATTACTACCCCAATCGCTCGGAACATCAGGTGATGGCGGTTAAGATAAACGGCGGGAAGGCACTTTATGGCGGAAAGCTATATGAGGCTCGACCGCAACTTCAAAACTTGAAGCGGGATATTAAGAAACTTTATCCGGAGGACGAGCCGGGCTGGAGGTTCTAAAGTGGGTCGTAAACTTTTTGTCGTTGATTTAGAAGCAACCGCCTACCCAGACAACCGGGAGTTTAGACGAGATGACTTTAAGGGCGAGATCATTCAGATTGGGTTCTGTCAGGTGGATCTGGATGAGCTCGCCATAGGGGGAACGACATCACTTTACGTTCATCCTCGTAAGACGGTTATCGGGCCGTTCATTGAGGAGCTGACCGGGATTTGTCCGGCGGATATCGACGACCGGGGAATTAAGCTCGGGTATGCGGTCGATATCATGCTCAATACGTTTGATACCAATAAAACGCCTTGGGCGTCGTGGGGATTTTACGATAAGCTCAAGCTCGAGGAGCAATGCAAGTTCGCTCGGTGTCCTTATCCGATGGGGAAGACGCATTACGATCTGAAGCGACTTTGGTGGTTATGTAATGGACTGACGGGACGACCGAAAGGTTTACGGAAGGGACTGGCTCAAGCAGGTTTTGAGTTTATCGGGGAGCAACATCGGGGAGATGTAGATGCGTATAACGCCGCTCGGATCCTCATAGAGATGGTGCGGAGATTTAGGCATGGCGTTTAAGTTAATTCATTACGATAATTTCCGGAGGGCGGGATTTCTTAATTTCCCTACTCCTGGGTCTATCGTCAAACTCAAAGGAACGACACTGGAGATCATTGGTTATAATATGCGAGAGCCTCAAATCCTAGTGGACCCCAAACCGCCTGGGTATCGTCACAAGCTAGATAGATGGAAGTCCTGTTTAATGATTAATGGTTTTCCTAAGTCTGGGACGATGATGGGTGGGCAGATAGCGGGAACGATTAAAGATCCGTCATCGGTACATGTGCGAGGTCCGTCTACTATTATCGGTGGGTGGGGACAGAGTCGTTATCGGACGACTAAAGTTCTTCAGGTAATACGGATGATGAAGGCGGGATGCTATTCGTCCTGCCATTTAACGCACGACGATCCTCGGGTGGTAAGATGGATCCGGAGAAAGGAAATCCCTTTGGTTTTGATGTATCGAGATCTCAGAGACGTCGTCGTAAGTACTGCGCATCATATCGAGCTCGACGATGAAAAGCATCGTCATCCAGATCGGGAACCGTTTAAGGGGATGACACACGAGGAAATTCTCCGGGCGGTAATCGTTGGACATGATCAATTTCACGGGATCCGGGACTATTGGGAACTCTACGCCGGATGGCTAGATGAGGAGTGGATCCTGCCGATGAAATACGAGGATATGCGACGGGATCCGCTGACATCCTGTCTACGGATTGCGGCTTACTGTATGCATCGGATGGGTCGTTCTTATCCGTTAAAGGATCTTCAGATGATGGCGAGATTGATGGCTAACGGGATTGTCCCCCAAACGTCGCCAACGTTTCGGGCCGGGCGGATTGGGGATTGGAGGAAAGAGTTCACTCCGGAACTGACGGAGCTGTTTGAGAGGGAGGCGGGCGAATGGATCGACCAACTAGGTTATCGGAGTCGCTAAATATTAATCTACGAGAGGTTTTTGAGGCGTACTCGAAAGAGTTTAGAATACCGTTATCCGAAATGGACGATTATGATCGCTCGATGGCTATTGACTGGTATACCGACCGATGGACCCGAGCAATAGATAATAGTCGGGTGCAACCTAACAAGAAAAGGAGACGCAACGACGATGAGTGGGATTAGGGATAGGATTATCGGGTTTGAGAGGATCCCGGCGGGATTAATAGACCCCAACCCGAACCAATCAAAAACTCACGGCAGACGGCAGGTAAGTAAGTTCCAGAAGATCATGGCGGAGATAGGATTTGCCGGGGCGATCCTTGTTCGTAAGAAAGGCAAACGCTATGAGGCTATTGACGGACATATGAGAGTGGGAATGCTCCCGGATGAAACTCTTCCATGCTTAATTACCGACCTTAAGCCGAGCGAGTCAAAATTGCTCGTATTGATTTATGATGAGATTGGACATTTAGCCGAGTTGGATCCCGACAAGTTGGGTGCGGCGATGGCGGCTCTAAGTCCTCGACATCGTGCAGTCGCTGAGGTCGCTCATGATTTACGTGAGCAGGATAAGGGCGATAAGATCAAAGAGCTACTTGCCAAGCGTCGGGAGAGGGATAAGGCGGCGTTAGATTTAGAGGAGCTCGATGAGGAGGATATCGACTACGAGCGCCAAACGATATGGCTTTATTGCGATATGACCGAGCTGGAGGGAGCTAAAAAGAAAGCTAAGAGGATATTGGCGACTATCGGGACGGGGGTCGGAAGTGCCCTGGATCCGGAGAAACTTGTCAAAGCAGTTGAAGCGTTAGGGTCGACTGAGGTATGATAGGTGGACGTGTACCCATCTTGACGAGTACACACCCAGAGGAGGTTTAATGGGCGGATCTAAGGGGCGGCGCCAGAAAGCGCTTCTCAAGGAGCTTAATCGACATTGGAATAATGGAACGCCCTTTGTCCGATTGGTCCCGGCAGGAACAGCTCGAGCGGTTTGGAAAAAGACACTCCACGCCGCCAAGCGACTTGCAGAGCGAAATCCCCCGGAAGTCGTTTTGATACGATTATGGGATGTCGACTCCATCGGACGGCGACAACGAGTTACTTTCGCCGCACGTCCCGGAGCTCAGGTGGATGGAATGGAGATTGAGGAGATAGCGGACGTTAACGACGAACTTACGCTCGATCAGCGGATCCGAGCGTTGGAGAGGAAACTTGAAAGAGCAAATTAGTAAGACGGAGATCATAGAGCAGGCGAGAGTATTGTCGGCGAAACTTTGGGGTGCGATGCAAAGGGGTGACGAGCTCACCATCGTTAGCGTCAGCAAGGAACTTGATAATCTGCTCAAAGCGGAGCCCGTTACGGTGCGGGCTCTTGCGCTACCTGATGAGCAACTCGCTTTGTTAGCATGGCAAATGGATACCCGAGGACTATCTCACCCCGAGATTGAGATGGAGTTAGGATTAGAGGCTGGGCGGGCGAAGGAGCTCATTCAGCAAATCATGGCACTACATTTTGAGGCTGATGTTTCTGATATCAATTTCCAGACGGCCCGACAATATAGTCGATATGAGTCAATGATCCGTCGGTATTATCAGAATGCTTTGCAGGGGGATCTAGAGGCGGCGAAGTTTATAACGTCGGTTGTCAAAGATCTAAGAGCGATGTTGGGGCTCGATGCCCCGGAGCGTCGCATAGTAGGACACATCGGACCGGACGGGAAACCAATCGGAGGATTGGTGACCCAGTTAGAGCTCCCGCCGAAGGATGACTTAGAGGGCGATGTCATCGACGGCGTGGCTAGGGAGATCGACGACGACTCCCGGGAGAAGGACAATGTTGAGTAAAGATGACATAGAGTTTTTCGGCAATCGACAGAGAATGATCCAGCTTCCTTGTGTGCGAGTGCAAACCCAACGGGCGGGTGGATCCGGGACGGTTATCTATTCCGCCTCGAACAGCGACGGAGAGGAGTTCAGTACTTATATTTTGACGAACCATCACGTCGTTAGCGGTAGTATTAAAGTTATCCCGAAGTGGAACCCGATGTTGAGACGGGAGATTAAGCGGGATGTATTCGAAACGGTCGAGGCGCACTTTTTCACCTACCGCTACGAGAGTCGAGCGATTGGCGGTTATTCGGTGCAGAGCGATATCATGACCTACGATCCCGAGGAGGATCTAGCGCTCTTAAGACTGCGATCTCCGCAACAAGCGCCAGCGGTTGCTCAGCTATTTCCAAGGGGGCAGGAAAATCAACTCAGGATTGGGATGAAAGTTATTACCGTCGGAGCAGGTTTAGGTGAGGATCCTGTTCAGACCGAGGGGCATTTATCCCAGTTCGGTAGGGATATCGACCGGAAGGAGTATTGGTTAAATACAGCTCCATCGATTTTCGGAAACTCTGGGGGTGGGATGTACCTTAAGCGTACGCTCCAATTAGTAGGGGTTCCGGCCCGTATCGGTGTTGCAATGCTCGGTTTACCGGATCCGATTACGCACCTGTCATACGCCATCCCAATCACTCGGATCTATAACTTTCTAGAGGAACAGCGTTTCCGATTTATCTACAATCCCGAGAAGTATAGCGAGGTGAGTGAGGCAGAGGAACGGGAACGGATGCGGGAACATGCAGACCGAAAACTTTTACAAGAGGAAGGCGGCGTACTTTAAGTGATACACGCACCACAAGCCGGACCTCAAACTAGGTTCGCTAAGTGTCCGGCGACAGAGATCCTATTTGGGGGAGCCGCCGGGGGCGGTAAGACTTGGAGTCTCTTGGCGGAGGCGGCTCGGTACGTTCACGTCCCAGGCTATCACGCCGTTGTACTCCGACGTACGACTCCGGAGCTTCGACAGCCGGGTGGAGCTATCGATCAGTCCCGGGAGCTCTTTTCCGATTGGGCATCCTTCAGCGAAACCCATCTCCGATGGACCTTCGACAGCGGGGCAACGGTCGCTTTCGGTCACATGGAGAGGGATAAGGATAGGTTCAAATATCAGTCGGCGCAGTTCGCCTATATCGCCTTCGATCAGGTCGAGCATTTTACCGAACTCCAATATACCTATTTACATTCTAGGTTGAGGACATTGGCGAGGGATCCGGCGACCGGGAAGGGGGTTCCAACAAGGATTGTCGCCGCCGCTAATCCACCTGACGACGAACAGCCTGGAGCGATCTGGCTGATGGCTAGATGGGCTCCTTGGTTGGACGATATGTACCCCCAAAAGGCTAACGACGGCGAGATCCGCTGGTTTATCCGAGTAGAGGGTAAGGAGGTGGAGGTCCCGGCGGGGACGCCGAAGGCTACATCCAGAACGTTTATTCGTGCGTTTATACATGATAATAAGATCTTACTCGAGGCGGATCCGGAATACCTAAATAGATTGGAAAACCTGCCTGAGCCGTATCGGTCGATGTACTTAAAAGGCGATTGGATGGCGGGAAAGAGCGATGAGCGGCGGGTGATACCACTTTCTTGGGTAAAGCAAGCTCAGAAGCGGTGGACGCCGCAGGGACGCAACGAACAAGAGCTTACCTGTACGTCATGTGACGTCGGTAGGGGACGGGATATTTCCGTCTTATCTAATCGGTATGGGAATTGGTTCGATAGATTGGTAGAGGTTCAAAGCAGGAACACGGCGGTTGTCGGGGCGAAGCTAAAGGGGATGAAGGACGACCGGGCGGTGGGGGTTGTCGACGTCATCGGGGTTGGAGCCGGGATCTATGACTTCCTGCGGACCGGGGGCGGAGAGGACTCAGAGGAGTTTCCGCCAGTCCCTAGAATGCTCGCTTTTAACGGGTCTGAGAAATCGACCCGGGTCGACAGCACCGGGTTACTTACATTTAGAAATAAGCGGGCGGAGGCGTGGTGGTCAGCTCGGGAGGCGTTAGATCCCGAGTCTGGCTTGGACATCGCCCTCCCCCCGGACCCCGAACTCTTGGCGGAACTCTGCACACCGACGTGGCAGATGTTGGTGACAGGGATCAAAGTTCAAGATAAGGATGAAATCAAAAAGACCCTTGGTCGAAGTCCTAACAAGGCGGATAGCGTCGTAATGGCTTTGTGGGTTGGGAGTTGGAAACCGCCGGGGATGGTAAAGGGCGAAGTCGAGGAGATGGCAAAGCGGCGACGACGAAGTCGCAGGAGTGCGTGGCATGAATAAGTTAGAGTTAGCCGGATGTCTATTACTGCTTGGCGGTGCGGTGGGGATGATGTTTGGCTGTAACTATCTCGTTTGGGCGTTGTCAATGATAGCGTTTATCGGTGGAGTAACGCTTATCGAAAAAGGACGCATCGCCAGGAAGTTGAAGTGAAAGGTAAGTTTTTAACTGAGGATCCGGTTCGACGTAAGGGAACGAAACGAATGAAGTGTGAGTGTTATCAGCGCTTCCAAGATGAGCGTTATGGGCTTCGAGTACGGATCCACAATCGTATGGGGATTGGCGGTAAGGAGTGGAGGTGTACGGGATGCGGAACGGTAAAACGGATCTAAACGCCGTGGCAATGGCGGCGGCGAATGTATCGACGATGAGTTCGGCGGAGGCGTTTGAGAACCTCTGTAGGGGAATTCGTCGGTCGGCACTCGTCTATGCCCAGTTTACGATGATGCTTCAGTATCTCAAGACGATGACGAACAATCACCCAAAATATAGATTGGAGCGAGCAGATGATTTGTAGTCGATTAAACCTAGCTATCGACAAGTTCATCGAGGCATTGGAGGACCCGTATAAAATGCGGTTCCCCCTCGGAGCGACTCTCGATATCCGGTTGACGGCTCATGGTGCGTTTTTCGGAAAGGCTACGGGGAATAAATACATGCTTGAGCGGAAAGACGAGAGCAGAGATGAGAAGTCCGATTAAGTGGCGTGGTGGGAAAGCCCGATTAGCTAAGGCAATCATTTCTTATTTCCCGGAGCATCAGACTTATGTAGAGGTGTTTGGCGGTGGAGCGGCGGTGCTATTTAATAAGGATCTGTCCCCGGTAGAGGTATATAACGATATCGACAAATCAGTAGTTAACTTCTTCTTGGTTTTATCGGATCCTGAGATGTATGAGCAATTTGTCCGCCGGGTTAGTGTCCTACCCTACTCAAGGGAGCTCTACAATAAAAGCAGGGCGGAGCGCTTTGGGGTTGTCGATCCGGTCGAGTGGGCGGCAGTCTTTTTCGTAATGGCCCGACAATCATTCGGCGGTGTACCCCTGCGGAGTTGGGGATATGGGACGGGTCAGTCAGCGAGGGGGATGGGCGGCTCAGTAGCGGCTTGGTTCAGCGCTATCGAACTTTTACCCGAAGTGCACTTCCGCCTGCAGAGTGTAATGTTCGAGTGCAATGATTGGTATGACGTAATCACGGCTTACGACGGCGTCGATACGCTATTCTACTTGGATCCCCCGTATATCCCGGATACCCGAACGGATAACCGGGTGTACGATAATGAGATGAGCCTTGACGAACATACAGCTCTCATCGATGTAATTCAGGGAGTCGAAGGAAAGGTAATCATTAGTGGATATCCGCACCCACTATACGGGATTTTAGATCAAGTGGGATGGGAACGCCGGGAGTTTGATATTTCTTGTAATGCCGTCGGACGGGTCCGACACTCGCACCTTCGCAAGAAGCAGAAGGCGGGCGCTAAAAGACCAAGCCCCCGACGGACTGAGTGTATTTGGATGAACTTCGAACCGGAGGATCAAGATGAAAATGCTTAATAGTCCGTTGTGGTGGCAAGGCGGAAAAGGACGGATTGCTAAGTACATTATCGCCTTATTCGACGATCATGTAACGTACGTCGAGCCTTTTGGGGGCGGTGCGGCAGTTCTACTTAACAAAGAGCCATCTAAGGTTGAGGTTTACAATGATATAAACGGAGACGTCGTTAATTTCTTTCAGGTGCTTGCGGATCCGGATACCTATGATGAGTTCGTGCGTCGGGTATCTTTATTGCCTTGGTCGAGAAGGCTTTTTAATGAGGCTCGTACCGATGTTTGGCAGACGATGGATCCTGTTAGACGGGCGGCGCTTTGGTTTGTGATGGCTCGTCAGTCCTTCGGCGGGGATATGGGCAACTCTTGGGGGATGGCGGTATCTCACCATGCTCGGGGGATGGCGGGGGTTGTAGCGAGTTGGTTGAGCACGATAGAGCGATTACCGGAAATCCACGCTCGCCTACAGAGGGTACAATTCGAGTGCTATGATTGGCGGATTGTACTTGACTCATACGATACCCCCAAGACGCTATTCTACCTGGATCCGCCGTATATCTTGGAGGCGAGGCGGTCAGGGGAGTATGACCACGAGATGTCAGTCGAGGATCATCAGGACTTGATCGACATGATCTTACACATGAAGGGCAAGATACTAATTAGCGGGTATCCACATCCGGTATACTTTCAGCTCGACGCAAACGGGTGGGATAGATACGAGTTCGATTTAGCATGTCAGACGGTTGGTAAGACCCGGGGGACAGGACTTAAGGGTAAGGGCTCGTCGTTCAAGGACGGGCGGAAGCAGAGGCGGACTGATTGCCTGTGGTTAAACTACAAGCCCAAGGAGGAACCCGGTGAACCTATTGCGTAAGTTATTGGAGAGGATCCGATTAGATACGGATCCCGAGTGGCTTATCAGGAAACTTCGACGAGCTCGGATGGATGGCTATTGGCAGGGGCGGGCGGAGATGATCCACGAGATTATTACGATTATCCGAGCTAACGACGAAGCTATGGCGGAAGCGATTATGAGTGAACTTGCGGAGGAAAAGGAGGATGAGGACCGGGGGACCTAACTGGCTGTTAGTAATGTCGACTTGCTTATTTTTAATCGGAGCAGGATTGATATTTGCCGGGTGGGGAGAAGTCAGTCTAATGAACGCACAGCCCTTGGACCTACAAATATACGGATGTCTGATTTTAATGTTTGCTTGGCTTTTCGATTGGTCTGCAAAGTGGATTTATATCGAGTGTCCGAAGTGCGGATACAAAGGAGAGCAGAACCCGGAGGATGAATAGCGATGAAGTGGGTAATACCGATGAAGTGGGATAAAGTGTGGTCGTGTCGGAGTGCGGAAGATGATGTGGTGGGAGTATGTATACCAGATTTGATTAGACTCGAACTAGAGCGGCGAATAGAGGCTTACCCGGGCCAACTTCATAAGGCAGTGATTAATCAAACTATTAGCAATTGGGGCGGCGTCGTCGTGGAGGGAGTAATCTATCGGGCTCGTGGTAAATATCGTTTAGAAAGGAGCGATTACTAATGAACGAGAAAGATATATTTGCGCTACTTGAGCAACTGACAGAGGTACGGGGGGCAATCGCTAAGATCAATCAAGAGTGGGAGCGGATGACGACGGAAGTCATTACACCGGAAATCCAAGCTCAACTCGACGCTATCGACATGGAGTTAGAGCCACAACTGCGAGCGGCTCAATCCAAAGCGACCGAACTTGAGACGGCGGTCAAAGCGGCGACGCTTGAACTTGGGCGGACGGTTCGGGGGACGTTTCTACAAGCAGTATGGAATAAGGGTCGTACGAGTTGGGCGACCAAATCGCTAGAAGGCTATGCGACTGTCCACCCAGAAATCCTTCAGTTTAAGAATGAGGGGGATCCCTATGTCTCAATCCGGGGGAGCTAATGTATAAGCTCGTAATCTTGGCGGGGTTGTGGATGGCGCTCGGCGGATATCTAGGTATCAAGACGACGGATCCCGATGCAGTAGGGATGTATTTAGGGACAACAGTACTGTTCGGCGTTTTGCTCTTGATAGTTGGTGGGATCGTCGCCGCAGAGGAAAATCTATGACCCCCGTCGAGATAAACAGACTTCTAGGGATCGCAACGTTCGCTTGGTTTTTCGGGTCCTTAGCGGTTATAGCGGTTGTTTTGAGTTGGCATTTTTGGATTAAGGGAGATGACGATGAGTCTTTATAAATTCGCTTGGTGCTCACACTTACGCAGGTGGATTGATTTCATGCTTACCGCCCCAAGCGGATGTGCCAATAAGATGTTAGCACGATGTGATACTTGCGGGTATTGTCAAATACGCAAGCCGACACAGCACTATCGACGAACTCAGCGAAGGATACTCAGATTGGAGGAAACTTATAATGAACGGCATAGTTAAATTAGTTGAGATTACGGAAGATGGATTGGAGGCGAGCGAGCCCGTCTTAGAGGACATAGCATCGATTATTATGACCATACTTTTTGTGCCGTTGTATCTTGTCTATGGCTGGCCGTGGTTTTTAATCGGACTTGTCCGCAAGATTTTTAAGAGTAATGATTAGGAGATGACGATGGCCATTGAAGATGTAAGCACCGTCGAACTCATCCAACTATACGGAAAAAGAATTGAGATCTTAGGACCTAATGGAGAACACTTCGCCCTGGATGATGTAATAGACGATATACTGATTAAACGTCTCCAAGAAAACTCTATAAACGAAGAAGAAGATGTCCAACCGTAATATTTGTATTTGCTATTTACAAATAGCAAATGAGAACAAGGAGTATTGAGTAGGAGATGACGGTGAAACTCTATAAAGTTCTTGGCAAGAACGGTGAGGCAGTGCATGGTGGGGATGGGGCGTGGCATAGAGACGGCGAGTGGATGCCCCCGATTGAAGGTGAGCTTCTTCCATGCCAGAATGGTTACCACCTCTCTCGAAAGGAGGATTTATTACTTTGGCTGGCCCCAACAATCTGGGAAGCAGAATATAAAGGCGAGCGACTAAACCACGATAAGAAGGTCATTGTCCGGCAAGCACGTATAACGAAAAAGCTGAGTTGGGATGATACAATCGCCCGACTATTCGTCATTGATTGTGCCGAGCGGGTAATGCACCTGGGTGATGAAGTTGTCTTTTCAACGGTATTAGCGGTTGCATATCTATATGCTATTGGTGAGGCATCGGAAGATGAGTTAGCATTGGCCAGGGATGCGGTTCGGAGTGCGACTAAGGCGGCGACTAAGGCGGCGGCTAGGTCAGCGGCTTGGGCTGTGACTTGGGCTGTGGCCAGGACTGCGGCTTGGACTGCGACTAGGGCGACAGCTTGGCATGCGACTAGGGCTGTGGCCAGGAGTGCGGCTAGGGCCGTGGCAAGGACTGCGGCTTGGGCGGCGGCTGAGGATCGGGCTGTAGCGGCGGCGGCTGCGGCGGCTGAGGTTTGGGCTGAGGCCACGGCTGAGGCTATAGAAACAGAGTGGCAGACAAACAGATTGTTTGAATATCTGGAAGGAGATGACGATGCGTAAGTTATTATTCTGGCTTGTTTGGAATATTCCGTTGGGCAGGTTTGCCCCTTGGATATTGGGGGTAGCACTTGGCAGCAAACCTATAAAGCTCAAAGCAGGAGATAAGGATTATCAGACATGGAAGAAATAACAATATTAAGAATACCAATAAAAGAAAAACTGAAGGCTTGGAGAAACCACGACCCTCTCGATATAAAGA